CAGCCCGCCCGTCAGAGTGGTCGCCCCGGTAACGGTCAATGTGCCGCCAACCGATTCGTTCCCATTGACCGTACAGTTCCCGTTAACTACCTCGTTATCTGAGTTCGTGCGCCCACGCATCAGCACAGTCCAAGAATGGACTCCGTCCGTGTCCAGGAGCGCAGTTTCGCCGGCGTTCAGTTTCGACAGTGAAAGCGTGTCACCCGACCCGGTCGTGATCGCGAGCGTCACCGAGGTCGTGCCGATATTTCTGAGAAGTAGAACATTGTCGGCTGCGCACGTCGATGCAGACGGCACGTTCACCACGCCAGCCGAGGCAAGCGCAATATTGACTCGCTTACCAATGTGCGCGGCCGTCAGAGCCTGTGGTGTAGTGATGCCAACCGCACTTGTCAGTGCCGCCTGCGTGTTCAGCACATCGACATTCGCATTCGCTTTCGTGTTTGCGACGCGCACGGTGTCGCCATCGACCGCCGAAGGTGGTGTTCCGAGGACGACTTTCTGGAGAGATGTCATATTGCTCAGCTAGTGGAGGTCGCGTCGAACGTCTGATCAAAAGTCGCGGTCATCGTGTATACATCGCCGTCTTTCGTCGGCTCGGAATACGTCTCGCAGATGAACAACGATTGCGCGCGCAGCAGCGGCGTCCAATAAAACGCTTCGGCGCCGGCGCGCGCGTCGAGGAACGCCAAGATCGCCGAGATCTTCGCTGCATCGCCGATGAACGTCAGGTTGTAGGAAGAGCGGCGATTGTTGAGGCCGTCGGCCGAGCGCTGATCGTAGCCATCGCCGAACTGCGCCTTTCGAACCTTGAGCGTCGCGGTGCCCGATAGCCCAGACACCGCCGGTGCCCATGTGAACGTTTGTATCGCCATATCAGACGCCCGCCCATCGCTGCTGCCACGCGTACCCGCCTTGCCCCTTCATCTTCGTGGCAATGCGCGCATCGACGAGCGTCTTCAACTGCCCTTGCAACCATTTGGCGTCTTCCGCCGACAGGCCGCCGCTGTCACTGGTCTGCACCGTGAGACTGACCGCTGCGCCGTCGCGCGTGCTCATGGCCTGCGCGGGTGCCCCGCCCACATATCCGCCCGTCGCGAAGCGCGCCGCGCGGTGCACTGCTGCGCCGCTGTTGATTGCGTCGAGGTTGCCAACGCCAATGCGCGATACAGCAGCGGCTCTGAGCACATATTCGCCATCGGAAAGCATCGCGGGAATGCTGTCGCTTGTCGGGCCGCCCGGCCCGGTCACCGCGCCACCGCCCGCTAGATGAAACCCGTACGAGTTTGTTCCCGTCGTCGTGTCGGCGCTTCCCGAGAAATACGAGGTGACCGCCGACGCGGCCGCGCTGAACAATCCCGAGATTGCCGCGCGCGCTTGGATCCGTGCGATGTCGGCAATAACGCTTTTGGCGAGGTCGCCGAAATTTAGCTTTCCCGTCGTGACGAAGCTCGCAAAAGCGTCTTCCATGCCGCGGAATGCATCTTGGAAAGTCGAAGCGGTCGACGCTGCAACGTTCGCGGCACTGTCTGCATAGTCCGCAATTGCGCGCTTCGCACCTGTCGTCCAATCAGCGTTAGCGGCCCGGATGTCAGCCGACGATTTCACTGCGATGGCGACGGATTTGTCGTAATAGTCTTGGGTAGCCGCGAGCTCGTCGGCATACTGTTCCGGCCCGATCTTGTTCTGCGTCCGCTGCTTTGCGAGGTCCGCGACCTTCCGGTCGTAGTCCTGCCGAATGGCGATCTGCTTGTCGAAGTCGGCGCGATCGTTCGATCCCATCGACAGGCCGGCAAGCGTCTGGTCTGCCGCCGCCTGCTGCGTTTGCAACTGCTGAGTGAGCGCATCGGTATAGACTTTGAGGTCTGCCGCGCGTTTCGCCGCGAGCTTCGCGGAGTCGTCGGTGAACTGCTGGTCGTTAGCCGCAATTTTGTCCTGCGTCGCCTTGACCTCGCCGGCGTACTTCTCCATCGCCGATTTCTGCTTTTTGCCTTGCGCGATCACTACCTGCTGCTGCTCGATCTTCAGCTCCTGATCGAGCGCCGCGGCGCGCGCGTCGTGCAACTGCTTCAGTCCGTCTTCCTGAGTGATGAGGCCTTGATCTTGCAGGCTCTTGATGTGGTCGAGCGAGGCCTTTAGCTTCGTCTCAATGTCTTTCTGTTGCTGGTCAAGCGCCGCAAGCTGACCGCTGATCGCATTTTGCGCGGCCGCCGCCGCCGCGCTCGCTGCCGCCTTCGACCCATTGCGGCTCTGGTATTGCTTCTCGATCTGCGCGAGGTTATCGGCGTGCCGCTTCTCTGCAGCGACGAAATCTGAGGCAGTCTTGTCTAGATCCTTCGTCGCGGCCGCGAAGTCGGCGTTTTCCTTCTTGATCGCGAGATTGCGCTGATCGAGAGGCGACGCATATTGAGTGCTGTCCAGATACTTGTTGACCGCGACAGCCGCGTCTCCACCTGCCGCGCGCTGCTCTGCCGCCCGCTGGGCCTTGAACTGAACCGCCTGCTGGTCGCGCAAGACATTCAGCCTCTCTGTCTCGACGGCGAGCTGCTGCTTAGCGGCGTCAACACTGAATGACGAGCCGCCTCGCAATTGATCCAGATTCCGCTGCGCTGCCTCGACGCGCGCAAGCTGGTCGCCAACCTGTTTTGTGATGCCGTCGGGGACGCCGATGTTCATGATCATGTTTTTATACATGGTCACGACTTCGACGATGTCCCGCCAGCCCTGCACGATAAAACCGGTTTGCGTCTTGGCGGATGCTGCAACCTGCTCATGCGCGCTGATGAGATCGAGCATCACCGCCTTCTGCGCCGATGCTGCGTCGCCGGCGCGAACGAATCCCTCGATCTCGTCGATTTGGGCGGCAGAGAACGTGTGATGCTGCTCCTGATACGCGGCAAGCCACTCGAGCACGTTGTCGTGCAACTTCACCATCGACTCGACGGCCTTGTCTGCACTGACACCAGTGTCTTCGCTCATCGCGACCGCGGCGCGCCCGGCAAGCGCAAGATCATCGCCAGCAAAACGGCCCGTGTCGGCTAGCGCGGCGAGGGTCTCACGCGCTGCGCCAAGCGATGTCTTCGCATCGGCGAGCGTGTTCGAGATTGCGATCATCTGCTCGGCAGACAATCCAAGTGCACCGTTCGTGCTTACGATGGCCTTCTGGAACGCATCGTATTGCGACGCGCCGTCGGCCACGGTGTGAAAGAACAGAGCAGCCGCACCGGCCGCCGCGCCGATGGCTAGGCCAAGCGGGCTCATCACAAGGGAGAGCGCATCGGTGCGCTCGGCGAGCACAAGCAGCGATCCGCCGAAGTTCTTCCACGATCCCTGCGATGCTTCGTGCGCCAAGACGGCAAGCTCACGACGCGCGGCGGCAGAATTCAGGCTGAACTCATGCGCTGCCGCGCCGTTTCCGCTCGACGCCTCTTCTACCGCTTTAAGCTTGGCGATCGACGCCGCCGCGGCATCGGCAATCCCTAGTTGCGCCGCCTTCAATGCCAACAGTTCAGAACGCGTCTTGCCGGCCGTGTCTGCGGCGCGCGTCAGTGACGAGACGAAGGAATTGATTTCGCGGGCGCTGGCTTGGCTGCCATTCTGCGCTGCCTCGGCAATGGCTTTCTGAGCGACGGCGACACGCTGCGCGGCTTGATCCTGCGTCTGCATGAAGGCCTGAGCCGACTTGCGGGCGGAATCTAGCTCGGATCGATAGCCGCTTGCATCGGCTGTGACCCGCGTTACGCTCTCATTTGCCACTTGATTTCGCCTTGATCTCAGAGTCGATCGCATCGGCGACAGCCTGGGCCGCCGCCTTCTTTTTTGCTTCGTATGCCGGCCGCTTGAATGGCTTGGCCGCGGAGTTCGAGGTGCCGTATTCCACAAAGCGTAGGTAATAAGCGCTCTTTAGCCACGTCACGACGTATGACGCGATCTTTCCCGACACCGACTTTTCTTCGTCGTACGCGATCACCAGCGACTTGGCACCGTGGCCCGTGTCGCGAGGGATACGGAGCTTCTCTTCCGCCAGAAAGATGTTTGCGCCGACGAGCGCGGCCTTGCGAAGCGTAGATTCGCTGACGGCCGCATCGAGGGCATCCAATTGCGCGGTGAGCGCGCCAGGATTGGCCATTTCGAACGCTTTAGCCATTCGCCCTCTTGCCGAATATCGAAGCGCGAAGCATCGCCGACTGCGCAACCGGATCATCTAGTAGCACGGGCTCTTGCTTTGGCTTCGTGGACAGCCCGTCGATCCACGGGATAACGTCGGAAGGCCCAAATGGCTCCGGCCGTTTCTCCGTGTTCCGGTTGACGTTGTAGATTGCCGCGGTGACTGCGCCGGCGCGAAGATCGTCCATCTGACTGCCGAATGGCTCGATCTGGTGATACGCAAGCCAGTCGGTGAATTCGGCGCTGCTGACTTCCATCTGGCAGCGCGCGACGCTCATCTTTAGCTCGCGGGCGAGTCGGAACCAGAAGAGCCGCTCAGGGCGGCTTCGGAGTTTTTTTCCGCGTCCTCCGTCGCCTTCGTGCCGATCTTGTTCAGCCGCATCGCCACAGCGACAAGGCGCGTCATAACTTCGGTGTTCTTCTCGCTGAGGCGCTCGACATCATCGGCGGTGAAAATCTGCGCGCCCGCGTCGTCGACCACAGTGCTCGCGAGCACCAGAGACTGGAATCGCGACGTCGTCTGCGGCTCGGCGAGCGCCTCCATCAGCGCGTCGCGCGCCTTACCGCCCATCACGGTGATACGGACCGAACCTCCCCACTCCGGGACGTCGACATCCTCCGTTTGCAGGTCGCGCGCGGCGAAGATCTGCTCTTTCGTCAGCATGGATTAGGCTCCTGCCGCGACCGTCGTCACCGGCCCTGAAATGGTGATCGCGATGGTGGACGTGATAACTGCATCGGTGCCGCCGGCGATGGGAAACGACTTCACAAAGCCGTCGAACGTATCCGCGGTGCCGTCGGGATATTCGAGTTTGAACGACTGCAGGCTCGACGCCTTTTGCGCAGCTTTCAACGCGATCTGACCGGGGTCGGTCATGTCGACGTTGACATCGATCGAGAATGATCCGTTGTCGATCAGACCGAGGCGTTTTTCCTTCGCCGTCGAGTCCAGATCGGTCACATCGATTTCGCTGGCACTGCCATCGAAGCCGCTGTACGACTTGACATTCTTCGTCTTCGTCCACGTCGGCTGTGCGGCGCCATCGGCGGCCGTATCGACGTAAAACTTGCTGCCTTGAGCGCTCACTGCTGTGCTGGTCATGGTTTCACTCCTGATACCAGATGGAAAAGTCTTGCTGACTGCCGTATAGCTTCGTGGCATCCTCATAGACGCTCACGGGCGCGCCGATTGGCACGCCTGAAACAGGCTCGGCAGTCAGCGCAGCGCGAACCTGTTGGATAATCGTTGCCGCCTCGGCGCGGCTGGTTGACCAGACGGACACCTGCATGCGACTGTTTTGCAGCGTGTCGGCGCCGTCGAGCGTGGTTTCATCAACTCCGCCGACGCTCTGATAGACGATGTACGGCTTAGCCACTGTCGCCGGTGCCACGTCCGGATAGACGCGTCCGCCGGCCAGCGCCTTGATGGCGCCGAATGTCACGGATTCAGCACTAGCCATTATTCGAGCCCGTCGTGCATGGCAGATCGACGTATTCACGGCCCGCGAGATCAGGCAGCGGCGCACCGATGTTG